GATTAATGTCGCCTAACGTGCCGGCTTCGTCACGCTGCCCCAAATATTGCGCAACCTCTTCGTTGGTGGGCGAGCTATATCCAAGCGCTTGCATGGCTTGGCGCACTTCCGCCTCATCAACCATGCGCGGATCAATATACTGAAGCGCATCGTTCTGTAGGTTGGCCTCCGGACGAACGCCTGACAGTGCCGCAACATCTGCATCTGTTGGGTTATACCCCGTGTTATTACGAAGGGCTGAATACGCTTCGTTTGAACTAACAATCTGACCATCGAACTTGTTATTCAACAGATCCGTTTGAACAGCAGCGTTCGATATGCCAAGATCTCCTAACGCCTTTTGCGCCTCCGCAATATTGGGCGCACTTTGAATTGTCTGCTGAACCTGCGGGTTGATGGCCAGCGCGTTCGCGATGATGTCTCTGCTGGCTTTGGCACCGTAAGCACTGCCCGCAGTTCCGCCGCCCGCAATTCCGCCCAGAATCATGGACGTTGCAATATTGGCGCCTACGTCACGGCTAGGATCAAGCGCGTAAAGCTGGCTTTCTGTATAAGCACTGGTTAACCCTTCTTCTATGCTTTCAGAGGCGAACTCTTTGCCAACAATCTTGACGCCATCTTTCATGCGCCGACCAACTTCTTCAATGGTCGACGCTAGATTCCCTGAGCCGGTTTTACCCAGGAATGCCTTTTCCAGTGCGCCACCGCCCATGCCAAGCGACAGGCCGGTAACCATGCCAGATATAAGACCTGACCGCGCAGCTACGCCAAGAGCAATCTCTGTTGCCTCAGCCTCTGACTTGCCCATCTTGTTTTTGGCAATGTCATAAGCTTCTTCAAACGCATTGCCAGCTGAGCCGCCTACGCTCTCAGCAATATCAGATACGGCCCCTGCGGCCAGACCTGCCCGCGCACCCATTTGTTGGGCCAGCTTGGTTCCCATGCCACGGGCAAGCGCCAAACCACGGGCCGCGACTGTCGCGCCACCACCAATTAGCAGCGGGACAATTTCTTGCAGACCTTCAGAAATGACAACTTCTGACAGGAATTCTGTTGGATAGTTTGTAAGGTTGCCCCAGATCGCTTTGGCCGCACCCCAAGCGCCCTTGGCCTCTCCGTAATTCTTTTCCATCGCCGCTACGGCAGCGCGATATTCATCTGAAGTCTTGGCCTTGCCAAGTTCCATCAGTTGTTCGGCAAACTTACCAACCGGCGTGCTCGACGGGTTGATGCCCGCTAACGTTACCAGCCCATTGAACGATTGAATAACATTGGCCGCCGCCTTCATCCCGACGCCTTTGGCGGTGTCAGGAACCATCGTTTCAATTGCGTTGCCGGCAAATTGCAACAATTGAACAGCGGGCGTATTAAGCGCAGCGCCCTTTGCGGCGTCTAATATGCCTTTGAAGTAATCGCGTAACTGTTCATCGCCATCAAAGTACGATGCCGGCGCATTGACCAGAGTATCTAGGCGAGCAAGATTATCTGAAGGCACAGCATCTAGCTCTGCATCTGGGGCTACCGACACCACATACGCTCGCGTATTGGTATTAGGTATCTCAATAAACTTTCCAACACCACGCGCCATATCGTCGGTGGTGCCAATCCGAACCTTATCTGTAATTGACTTGCCAAAATATTTTTGTAGCTCTGCATTACCCTTGGAAATATCCGCGTCAATATCTGCTTGCCGCCTATAGCCCATCGCAGCAAGCTTGTCATCAGGGCCAAACTCAAAACTTTCCACAGCTTTGATGCCAGCACCAGACACGTCAATCTGCATTCCTTCGCCAGACTTCAGCGTGGCCAGACGGGCAGGGGCCAACTTCAAACCAGCAACATCATCCCAATTGCGCAGAGATGTTTCTGCCATCTCTTTGAAGTCGCGGGGATCTGCAAACTTTTGGTCAATTGCCGTGCTAAGAGCCTGTCGAGTTTCTGGCGACAGTTCATTGACACCAACGCCAATTAACTGGGCGGCCTCACCAAGCAACCGGGACTTCTCTAATGACGTACGCCAGTTTGTTTCCAACTGGCTGCCCATCAATCCTTCGTCTTTACCCTTGGTTAGGTAGTGCTCATACGGATTGGAGACGTCCAGCTGATTGATCTTTTTGTACTCATCAGCATTGAAATCCGGATTGAGGCGCTTTACAACATCGTATTTACTAAGGTCTCGCACCAAAAGGTCCATGGCGTTGTAGTCAGGCGTCTTGCCCGCTGCAACGTCGGACTCATACTTCTTGATGGACTCTGTAAGGAAGTTGGGATTTGTCTTAACCGCGTAGTTGTACGCCGCCTCTAGCGGTTTGTCTTGATCCATTAAGTTGCGAATCTGCACTCGATCCGCTTTGCTTACGTCTACGCCTTGCGCAAGCGCAACGGTATTGGCAATCTGATCATACGTTTGCATTGTTGACAGCGCTTCTGCTGCCAATTGCGCATCAATATTAGTAGCGTTTGCTACTTCCGTTGCAAACCGCTGCCGTGCCGCCTCTAATTTTGGTAAAAATTCTGGCCAATATTGCGACGAAAACTCTGATACCACCAACTTAGAATTGGTTAGCCCGGTTTCGGCGTTTTTATACGCCTGCAACATACGCTCTTTAGCAAAATCATCGCTCATCCACGAATAGCCATAACCGCTATTCGGATCGCGTCGAGCCGCAGCAAATGCAGCCGGATCTGTGAGCATGTTGTAATGCGAAGTTAATTCCTCTTGAAATACGGGAATATTATTAAACGCGGTTTCATACCGTTTGTACTGTAACTTTGCCGCTTCTGACCACTTGGTAAACGAATTAAGCGCGGCCCTGGCTTTGTCCATAGGGTCGGCGGTACTCGTAAACGTGTCTGGGCCGCCTTGCATAGATTCCCATGGGTTTGGGAATGTGCTCGAAATTGTTTTTGTTAGATCTTTGTATTTATCTGCAAGCTGGTCTTTGACATAAATCATTGCGTCATTAAGCAATGATCCTGCGCCCGCCTGCGACATGCTTTCGCCAAGCACACCCGCCGCGCCAGCAGTGGCCAACGCCCGCTTCACAAAGTCCGGAGCATTTCTAATTGCGTCGTTCGACAGCCCCGAGTTCAACACAGTGCGGAACGCTGTGTTTGTAACGCTTTGCAGTAGCGCTGACGGAATGTCTTTCTTTTGAATCAGCGCATTAACACCCGCAGCAGCGGCGCCAGCGACCCCGCTTACGACAGTTTGCGCGGCTGCATTAAGACCATTCGATCCAAGGTTGGCAAACGCAATAATGTCTTCTTCGGGTATGGCCGCTTCCGCGTAATCTGCCCATTCCGACCATGAATCCACGCCACCGGGCGCACTTTGCGCATCCAACAACTCTGATATGTCACGCCCAAACTGGCGAACCGTATCGGACTCGCCCACGTACCCTGTAATTTGCTGGGTAATGTATTGGGCGGCTGCGGTTTTTGCAGCTATCTTGGCCGCATCTTCCAAGTCCGCGCCGGCAAGCAGCGCATCTGTTGCGTTAACAGCAGGAAGCGCCCACCACTGACCAGAGTAAATAGCTAACGCAGACGCCGCCGCTTTAAGCGGATCGTCTTCAATCTGCTTTGCAAATCCCTTGATCGTGTCTTCAACGCGCCGACCAAGCGAATGAACGCTATCGTCAATGGAACGACCTAGCTCCTTGATGTCATCTTCAAGGCCACCGTGGAAAAAAAAGTCCCCAGCGTCTTTTAATCGATCTTTCAACCAGCCCATGTCGGCGCGTCCTAATTACTGCGTCAAGTCGTAGAACGAAAGCGACCCAACAGCGTCGCCGGTTGTAGCCCCAGACACCACGCGCACTCCCAACGTGTATATGTCGCTCACGCCAGCAATGCTAGCCCCTAACTGCAAATCCCAGTTATAACCGGTAGGCTCGCTTGTATTGCCAACGCCACCAGATCCTGATGCCGTAACGTAATCGGTTTGCACAATGCTGCCGCCTGTCATTGCTGTCGCAGATACATCGTACTCAACATTGGAATCTGTTGGCACCGCCACCCAAGACGCGCTCGTCAGTGTTGGATTTTTGACCAACGCAATCTCATAGTTTTGGCTTGTGGTGGGGAGCATCTGAATGCGATTTGGCAGCACTACCGCGCCCAGCCTGCCGGAGGCCAAACGAATCGACACCAACGGCAGGAATGTCGTGCTTATTGTGCCTAAGATTGTCGTTCGCCGCGCAACATGATCAATCGACGTTTGCTCAAAGCCGCCCTCTGAAACCACCGAGCAACAGATCGCTTTCATGGACGCAGCAACCGCCGCCGTACTGACAATCTCGTACCGCACAGGCAATATTGCAGTCGTCATGTACACGTTGGCAATGACGTTGGCATTCTCAAACGTATGGCAAACAATGTACTGACCGTTGATGATGAAGCCGCATCGCACCGAGCCAACACCCAGCCACTCAAAATCCATCCACAATATTTGAGCTTTGCTGGGATCTAGGGTTAACCCTGATGGGCCAGTACCATCCAGTTTGTCGCCGTTCCAACTAGATTGGTTAACCGTCCGCGCATCTGACACCGATCCGGTTACATACGAACGTAGGACAAACGAATACGTGCCATCAATGCGCTGGAAGAAGACACCGTTTTGTGCGTTGTAGTAACCAACCCGCTGCGTCAAATTTAGGTTTTGGCTTCCATCCATCACAAATGTTGCCAACACCAACAGCCCCTTGCCGGGCTGATACGGGAACGAACGATAGCTCTGCCGCACTACCGACCCAGCGCCGGCGCCCGTAACTTCCATCTTGACCGCTGCTTCGTTGGGCAAGTATGTAGCAACCCCCGTCCCCGTGACAGCCACGTCAAATTGGTTGTCAGCGGCATATCGGTTTTGGCTATCGAAGAGCGTATATGGCTGACTAACACGCTGCCGGCCAAACGCATCCAGTGCGGTCGGCGGGAAGGAAATCGGAATAGACGTGTCAATTGCCATGAGCTGGCTCAGAATGTTGTTTAGTCGGTTGAAGTACAGACGCAGAACATTGTTGAACTGATCCTGATACGCCTGGGAATAAATCGGGGTGGCTTGCGGCAGGGCGGGCGGAGCTATCTTTTGCAGCTCATAGTCTGTCGTGACAATCAGCGTCATGCTCGCTTCCCGTCAGGCTGCACGTCAAGCCTCATCGAACCAAGCTGCCATGCTACGCCAACATCCGACGACTCAAACTTCACAATAATCTGTCGCCCGCGTACACGAATATAGACCTGACCAGTAAACTGCTCAATCGGAACTGTAGCGCTACGCACCACGCCAGCGTTACTTGACCCGCCAACCGAACGCGGATTGTTATAGCCCGAACCGGAGTTCTGCATGGGAATCAGCGACAGCTCCCCAGATGGGTTATTCGCCGTCGATCCACGGAACGTAATATCTGGCAGAACCCGCCGAATGAACATGAACTTGTCACCATCATCCAAGTCAAATTCCGCCGACTCAATTGTTGCAACAATCGGCAAAGTCACGTCCGTTTGATTGTCATCAACACCGTACTCATGCTCGACAAGATTGTTGCTATACGTCGCGGCCAACGGGTACGCCCTCAACCCAGAATCAATCCACGCGGTGCGACCCAAAGACCCGTAATACCAAATGTCTTCTAAATAGTTGTACACCACGTACCGGTCTACAACAGTGGAATTTGCAGAGCAATAGAACCACCAGACTTCGTTAAAGCCTTCGTTGGTCCCTGAGCATACCTGCCCCAACTGCAACAAATTAATGTCGCCAAACACATGCTGCCGAAGGTCGCATCGCAATGTTTGAACTCGACCGTCATACCGGTAGAACTTGTCTACGCCCATCCAAAATGCAACGCCATTGGAAAAAGCTACTGCATTCTGACCAGCGATAGAAATATTGTCGCCTAGAAGCTGAGCTCCCCACACTTCGGGAGCGCCCAAATATTGCAATGAATAGACCGCAGTATCCGTCCATACCACAATCTCTTGCCGTGATTGGATGGCTGTGATGATCTCTGATCCGCGAGACAACGGGAGACTTCCAGCCTGCGTAGTAGCCGACGGCGACCAATTAATTGAATCCTCTTGATCTGACCATCGAATTAACATCGGATCTTGTGTAGAAGAGCCGTAGTCATTACAGCCAAACGCAAACACAAACCGATAAATGTCTGAGATCAGAATGAAGTTTTGAACAGTCGGCACATCGGTGGCGCCTAGAATCCCATCCAGCGCAACCGCTCGCACATTCGTACCAAGACTTGTGTCCCAGTAGTACATGCCCCCGCCACGCGGCCCAAAGATTAGGTCTTCGCCAAAGTTGCCTTCGCTCCATACGCGCAACGGCAACACAACGTTAGCGCCGCCGCCCCACGGGCCTGAACCCCAGCTACCCAAACCCCAAGACGCTGACGGCCCCGGGCTAGGCACGGTTGCAATCGCGCTCCCAGTGTTAATTTGATAAGCGGCTATTACCGTCGCTCCACCATTCCCGGTATCTGAAGCGTTAGAAGTAACCGGCAAACCTGTGGTCGGGTCTTTGGCAATAATGGTGTATGTATCTTGATCAATAACTTGTGCTACTTGATATTCCTGCTCAAGCACAGCCTGCGTAATGTTGCCACCCAGGCCGCCCACGGCAACGCCGCTGTATGTCACAAAGTCATTGATCAATGCGCCATGCGCAACGTCCGTGACGGTAATGGTTGAGCTATACGGAGAAACCGTTACCGCAGAAAACGTGACCGCGCCAGCTGGGGTCGTCGACCTGATGGGCGTGATGTCATAGTATTGCGTACCCAGCGTTACGTAAAACTTAAGGTTGGTGCCAACCGCTGTCCAAACATTGGAATCCAGCGCCGCCCAAGAAAACAATGCGCGGCAGACACCGAGATATTCATACTGCGACAATCGGGTCCACCCGCCAATCTTTTCGGGCGTGCCCTGACGAAACCGTACCTTATCGCTGGTATACCAACCTTGCTCCATGGTATATCGCGTATTCTCCCGGTTGACGCCGGGCTTGAGGACAAGTTTCTTGAGCGTCATGGCTACGTATAAATGTAAACGCCGCCAACATCAGCGGTGCCGTCGTTGTAATACGGGAACCCAACAATAATTACAGCGCCCGTGTCCGCAGAAATGCCAACCGCATTTCCGTAATAGTTTGAAGAAGCGCTTGAATTGCTGCCCATAGTAAACAGGTGCCGCACAGACCATGTGCCGCCTTGTAGTTTGTACAAATAAGCAGTGCCCGGATCATTAATGAACCCGCCAATTCGGCCGACCATGGCTTGCGTACCATCCCCAGACAAGGCAACGCTTTGACCAAATTTTGAACTGGCTAACGTAGTGGGGGCAACAAGCTTTTGTTGTTGCGTCCACGTCGATCCGGATCGGGTAAACACATAAACCGCTCCGTTCGAACCCGTTTTTTCTGGGGCTCCAATGATGGCAGTGTTTCCATTATCAGATATGGCAACGCTTACGCCAAAATAATCACTGTTGCCTAAATCACTCGCGGTTAATTTTGCTTGCTGCGTCCATGTTGAGCCAGACCTAGTAAACACGTACGCCGCACCATTAGAAGTATACGGAGACGTAGATTCATTGGAAGCGCCCAGTATTGCTGTGTTTCCGTCGCTAGACAGAGCCACCGAAATGCCAAGCAAATCACTGGTCTGCAAATCGCTTGCCGTTAATTTGGCCTGCTGCGTCCATGTTGAGCCAGAACGCGTAAACACATACGCCGCGCCGTTGTCTGTGTATGGCGATGTGTTTTCTAAATATGCCCCAATAAGAGCCGTGTTACCGTCATCTGATAGCGCAACAGACCAGCCAAATCGCTCGCCCCCTTCCATATCATTTGGCGCAAGCTTTGCCTGTTCTGTCCAAGTTGATCCAGACCTAGTAAAAACGTACGCAGCTCCATTTGTCGTGTAAGGCGACACGTCTTCAAAAGGGGCGCCGCCAATCACTGTATTGCCATCAGCCGAAATAGCAACAGACCTCCCAAAAAAATCAGACGTTTCCCTGTCGCTTGCCGTTAGCTTTTGCTGTTGCGTCCAAGAAGAGCCTGACTTGGTAAAAATGTACACCGCGCCAGTATCGCTAAACGTACTATCGTCTGCGGGTGAACCAGCCGCTATTGTCTGACCGTCGTCGGAGAGCGCAACAACCCATCCAAATATTTCATTGGCGCCGGGGTCACCCGACACAATGATTTGTCGTGTTGAGTACGCAGAAGCGGTAGCTGCGAGCAGTCTGGCAAAAATCATTACACATTGTCTCCGACGCGTGCGCCATACACTGTACCGCCAACTTTCCACAGAACGATGGCGGTATAACCAGATGTTGCCAATGTTGGCGCCAAACCGCCATTCGTAAGCCACGTCGTGCTTGGCCACGTTACCGTGTATGACGAGCCATCGTCAATCATTAACAAAATGCTCTGCCCATTATTCCACGTGCCAAATGACGGGTTGCTGCTTGCGGCTAATATCCACGTCTGAATCGAACCATTAGCCGGACTCAAGGACGGAGATGTTCCAGAAATGACTGCGATTTCTTCTGTGTAGCCGTCGTTTAGCGTAACCCCAGACAGCGTTGGGTTTGTGCTTAATACGGTTGAACCCGTACCAGTCGACGTTGTGACACCCGTTCCACCGTTGGCTACCGCTAACGTGCCACTTAAGGTTATGGCACCAGATGTTGCTGTGCTAGGGGTAAACCCTGTAGTGCCAGCAGAAAACGTTGTTACACCGCCCGCCACCGTTGCCCATGACGTATTAGTGCCGTCCGTTGTCAGGTATTTGCCGCTTTGGCTAGACTGACTTGGCAGCAGCGCATTGATTGCTGCGGTTGCCGTCGTTTGCCCGGTGCCGCCATTAGCAATTGCAACCGTGCCTGTTACATTGGCCGCTGTGCCAGTCGTGTTTTGGTTTAGCGTCGGCACATCCGCAGCCTGGATAGCCGACATCACAATATTGGTGCCGTTGCCACGCAAATATTGTCCAGCCGTGGTAGCCCCGGCCAAAGCGTTGATAGCCAACTGCGCTGTCGCGGCGCCCGTCCCGCCATTAGCAATAGCAACAGTCCCGGTCACATTGGCAGAGGTGCCCGTAACGTTGATTGCCCAGTTTCCAGAAGCACCAGTTCCCGTAGGCGACGGAATATCTGTGCCAATAATTAATCCAAGATTGGTCCGGGCATTTGGCGCCGTCGTCGCTCCAGTTCCGCCATTTGCTACAGCCACCGTGCCGGTCACGTTGCCAGACGTCGTAGCCGTCGTAGCCGTCGCCGCATTCCCAGTGATGCTAATCCCCCAGGTGCCGGAGGCCCCGGTTCCCGTAGGGCTTGGAATGTCCGTACCAATAGCCAATCCAAGATTGGTTCGAGCTGCCGGCGCATTTGCAGCGCCCGTCCCGCCAGATGCTATGGGCAGAGCAGTTGTTAACGTCAACGACCCAATGGTCCGCGTAACATCATAGTTGTCCATTTGGACAACATCTACCCCGTCAACAAAGACGTGCATGCGCACGCCGTTCGGTATGGTTACGCCGGTGCCGCCCGACGTTTTGACCAATATTGCTTGGCCGCCAACCGTGTTGTTGAAGATGATGTACTGCTTCTCAATCGTCGGAACGATGAATTCGCGAGTGGCCGAGATCGTCCCAAGCACGCGAATCACAAGGTTGCGCTGCGCTTGTGCGCCGTTAGAGTTAACATAACCCGCGCCCCACGCATAGTTGGAGTCCGTCGGGAAGGTGGCGTCCGCGTAACCAGTAATCCCCTCTTCAAGGGCATACTGAAAGTTCGTATTTGTGATGGAACCCCACTGATTGGTCTCTTCGCCAATGCCAATCAGTTGTATCTTTAGACTTGGGGAGTAGGTGCTTGGCATGTCAATTATCCTTGGGCACTAGGCCTAGGGCGTACTTCTCTGTTTCTTGTACGCGGCGTTCCCAACCGCCGCCAAACCGGCCCCAACCTGGGAGGTTCTTCATAAATGCTAAACGGCGGGCACAAAAATCTGAGATGAGCGCATTGACAGGCTGCGCTTGCACGGCTCGCAAAGTCATGGGGCCAATAGAACCATCAGGATTAGCACCAGCCGCTTCCTGAAGAATCATGGCCGCCCGACCGGGGCCGGAATTAACACACGTATCGAAGACCACGTAGTCTACCCCGTGTGGCAGATCGTCACAGCGTACTTTATCCCAATATTGTGTTTTGTAGAAGGGCTTTACCGCAGCCGGCGTAAGTGCCCGCATCTCATCATGCGTTACCTGCCGGCCAACATAGGTTTCCCAGGCGCGTTGCGTTACACCAAGGTTTGTACAGCCCGGTCGCCCGTCTGGCAACTTGTTGCCCGGATCTTGCGGGTCGTCCGTGAACCCGCCCTCATGTCCGATCATCTTGGTAAATGCAAAGTCCCAGTTAGCGATCATGCTTCAGCTCCGCCGTCAAAGCTTCGGTTTTCTCTTTAGATCCAGCGCTCGACCCAAGAAAAAAGTTCAGGATCGTCGCCACCACTGTGCCAAGCAAGAATCCCAATATTGTGTCTGCGAACCGGACGTTGAGTTCGGGGATGTTCGTGAACGTAATCAGGAAGATGTAAGCCACCGCCGTCAGCGACCAGAAGGTAGCCAAGTACATCACGAAACGCTTAGAGAACTTATCGTCCTGCTGAAGCGCCGCTACCTGCATAGCCCGAGCGTCTGCCGTGTTCTTGTTCGCCTGCTCGATCTTGAACTCTTCATGCTTCTGAGCAGCTTCACGCAAAGCCTTGATTTCGTCCTGACTCATATCAGGCTTCAGCTCAATACCGGTCTTCTCCTGCACATAATCCAGACCCTTGTCAACAACTGCTTGTGCAACCTTGGGCAAGTTGTTCTGTATGAGAGAAGAAACTATGCCTGCCAGTAGGGGTGCCATCTATTTCTCCAACATGAAGGACAGGTTCTTGTGCCGTGGATACGTGACTACGCGCTCACCTTCTGGGCATTTGTACTTGATCGTGGCAAGCAATGTTGCTTTACCCGGCGCAGGATCTTCTTTGAGCGTCAGGAAGTAGGTGAACGTATCCACTTCTGGCCCAGCAGGCCCAGAGAACTTTGAGTTTGAGGGCACCGCTTCACGAACCACGCCTTTGCCGTCACGAATCGCTGGGATAAACGACTCTACCGAGCAGTCATCACGCTTCTTGATCCGAGCTACCGTCACCTCAATTGGTTCACCAACCTTGGCGTCTTTGACTTGGAAGTGGTCTGGCGCCCACTCAATGATCGGCTTCTCAAACCATCCAAACTTGTCAAATAGCGTATAACCACCCCCCAGGGCAGCTATGCTCGCAGCGACGGCTCCAATGGTTTTATGGATGTCAATCATAGAATGGCAATCAGCAAGACAACTGTAAAGCCAACTACCGCGACAATAAAGCCTAGCGCAGCAACGTCTTTGTCGTCTTCATTCATTCTTTAGCTCTTCTGCTGGCGGCGGGTTCAGCTGCTTTTCAGCTTGCGTCCGAAGCTTGCCCCATACATTCATGGACGTTTCAAGCGGCAGCTTACCCAGACCGTTCATCACAATGTTCAGTTCGTCCAGGGTCAAGCTAAGGTTGAGTTCGTTCATGCTTCGCTCCTCTGTGGGTTGTCTGCCGGCAAGGGCTGATTGCCCTCGGCAAGCCATTGTAAATACATTTCGTAGTCGCGGTTGGCCGTATCAAAAGGGATATAGGCGTTGTCGCTTAAACGTTTCACAGTATCCGACTGCCCAGTAATTGCATTGAACATTATTTGATACATCTCTATAGCTCCGCATTAGCCGTCCAAGAGAACTGGAAATACCCGCCATTGGACGTTACATTACAAACTGCGGACGCCCAAAATTGATCGGAGCGGTTCGCCAGTGTGGCGGGTGCCGTTGCCGGAAACCCCGCCGCTGCTACATAAGTCGACACCACCGTCGGACTGGCGCGTTTTGTCGTAGCAAATCTACACAAGGAATAGTACGTGCTTCCATTGACCGCATATCCAGACCAAAGGCTAATATCTGACCCAACTTCGTAATATCGTTGGCACATGGAAAATTCTGTTGCGACGTTGCGATGTTCAAACGGCGTTACCGCAGTACCTACTTCCAGTTGAACTCCGGTTATATAAAATGTAGCTCCGCTTGTGCCAACAATGCTGGCTCCGCCAGTTACTCCATAAAATACGTTCGTCGTCCATGATCCGGCTGCTCCTCTATTTGAGGATCCCGATCCCAAATCCGTCCACCATTGAAAACCAACGCCGTTGTCTGTTAACCACGTTCCCGTCGTGTCTCCGGGGATAGTTATAGATTTGCGCTCCCATGTATTGGCGGTGGATATTGAATACGAAAACACATAGTTTCTGTTTGCAGCCGAATTAAAACACCCGCCGCCAAACGTTCCTGTGAGTGAACTGCGCACCCAAAATGAGAGGATAAGCGACTGTGCGTTCGCAGTTCCAAATGAAGCCCTGGAAAAATTAAACCCTTCAATTTTGTGGAACAGCGCATAAAGATCTGTTGCTCCTGGGGTGGTGGCGGCAGATGATGTGACTCCCAGATAATTAGAAAAACCCGCTGGAGGAGTAACAGACCCTTGGTTTCTTTGAATCGTAAATTTTCCGGCTAACGTTCCAAAGCATCCAAACCTATCTACCACATACGTTTGTGTAGCAGCTGTATATACAACCGCAGCTCCGTTATTTCGCTGATCAATGACCATGCCGCCATTGATAACCATATTGCGAAAACCCGTCATCTGCCCGCCGTTTTGCGATGTAGAGCGAATGTCGGCGCCAACTATGTAATTACCATTATTGTCAAAGTATCCACGCGGATTGCCATCTCCATCAGACAGCACAATGTAATTGCTCAAGGTGGCAATGTTGAGCCCGCCTTGATTGCCGGTATACCGGCCAATAATTGTGTTCTTTGACCCCGTGGTGATTGATGTTCCAGCCGATTCGCCAATTGCAGTGTTTTGACTGCCGGTGGTTGCCGCAAGCGCCGCTGAACCCACGGCAACATTTTGCGTCGCGGTTGTTGCTAAACCCAGTGTGCTTGTGCCTATTGCAACATTGGAACTTGCAGTGGTGTTTGCGTCTAATGCTTGATAGCCAATCGCAATGTTGTAACTTCCCGACGTCACCCCCGCCAACGCTTCTTGGCCCAGCGCAATATTGTATGACCCAAAATTATTGGCCGGCGTTGTACTGCCAGTCATGGCAAGATAGCCAATACCAATGTTGGCCGTGCCGCCCATGTAATACAGCGTTTGAAAACCAACCGCAACATTATTTAGTTGCGAGCTTATGTTATAGAGCGTTTCCGCACCAACTCCGACGTTATACGTTCCTGTGGTTACATTGCGCAAAGAATTAACACCAAGCGCGACGTTATAGTTTCCGCTGGTAATTGTTTGCGCAGCTAAATATCCAACTGCGACGTTGTTAGCTCCGGTGTTATTCGCCGGAGTTAACGATCCAAACATTGCTTGGCGGCCAACAGCAGTATTGCTGTTACCGCGCATGTAGTACATGGCGTTGTCGCCAATAGCCGTTGAACCAAATGTCGTTGTGTTGGAAATAAGCGCCCCGTTGCCTACGGCGGTATTATTTGAGCCCGTCGTATTGGTTGACAGCGCACTTACGCCAATGGCTGTATTGCTTGCAACCGAGCCCGCGCCGCGACCGATAGTTAGCGTGCTAATTGTTGAATCTGATGCGGTCGTAACTGCATTGGCAGAAAAGTTTCCTGACGCATCACGAAAAACAATTGTTGAAGCCGTATTTGCGCTTGTGGCATTCGACGTCACCGTGAACGTCGCAGCACTAGATTGGTTTGCGGTGAACGTTTGCGAACCTGATAATCCGTTGCCAGATACGCCTAACGTTAACGTGCCATTGCCAACATACGACGTATAGTTGCCGGCATGGAGTACGACGTTGCCGCCAAGCTCGGCAGCCGACGGGCCGGTGATCTTGAGACCGCCTTGAACCGCGTAACCACCACGCCAAGTTAAGACCACCGGCAACTTGGCCCCGCCCACGGCGTCGGTCGCAAGCGCGGCCTCGATCCCGAATTCCGCAGCGGTGGCGTAGACGACGTGCTTGTTGTAGGTCCCGGATCCAGGCGCCGTGACTTCCGCGATGTTGCCGGATCCGCGTGAGACGGTTGTAGCCGTTGCCGCATTACCTGTAATGTTAATGCCCCAAGTGCCGCTTGCATTTGTGCCAGTTGTACTTGGCGCACCTACTGTGTTGTAGCTTACAGTCAATGCAGAGCTGCCATTAAAGGTAGAGCCCGAAGCTCCGCCAGCTCCACCGTTATTAAACGTTACTGCATTTGATACATAAGCGGAATACCCGGTAACGTTAATAGCCCACGTGCCATTTGCCCCGGCGCCAGACAATGTTGGGCTGTAGTTGTTATAGTTACCTGAGTGCAGTATCGTGTACCAGCTATTCCACGTGGTATCGATACCTTTGCGAATGTTTAGCTGTGGTATGCCGCCACCATTGGCAGCAGTTGATCCAAACGCTAGTTGGTATGACGCATCGCCAGTACTAGCAGTGGTTCCGTCCCAAGGATTGAACTGTAGAACACCTGCATAGTTGCCGCCCGTTCCGGTTGAACTAGAGTTGGCAAAGAAATACCGTACAGCTCTTGTGGACGCATTTGGGTAGTACGTTGCACTGCCAGCGTTGCGATCATTGTCGTTATAGTTGTACCAAGTATTGTTATTCACATATCCAATAGCGAACCCGCCGTTTGCATCCCGATATGCAATGGTGTTCGCCGTATTAGCTGCCGTTGCATTAGACGTAACTGTGAATGTTGCGCCGCCAGATTGGTTTGCGGTAAACGTGGCAGAACCTGACAGACCATTACCAGACACTCCCATGGACAACGTTCCGTTGCCTATTGTTGGAAGCGTTGCCCAACTAGGCGCTGCGGCGCCATTTGACTGTAAATACTGCCCAGCCGTACCGGCAGCCAACATTGCAGTAGTGCCAGCAGCAGACTGATATGGCACAGTCCCGGCGCTACCACCAGCTAAGTTTGTAGCTGTTGTTGCAGATGTTGCATTGCCCGACAGCGATGCTGTAATTGTTCCGGCAGCAAAATTGCCAGAAGCGTTTCTGGCAACAATAGTCGACGCCGTATTTAAGTCTGTTGCATTCGATGTGACGGTAAATGTAGAGTTACCAGCCTGATTCGCGGTAAATGTGGCTGACCCCGACAGCCCAGTCCCGGACACGTTCATGGTCAACGTGCCGTTGTTGACGTTTCCTGCCGTGGTAGCCGTCGCAGCATTGCCCGTAATATTTATACCCCAGGTTCCAGAAGCGCCTGTTCCGGTTAACGTTGGAGCATAGATGTTGTAATTATTACTATCCAGTATTTGATAGACCGGCAGATCTATCGAGTTGCCCGTTGGCGTAACTATCGTGCCGCTATGCGTCCACGACCCATTTGCCACGCTAACTGTATAAAATGAATTTACACCGCTATAAGCGGCAAAATTACCGTATATATCATAGGTCGTAGTGTTGGTTTGCACTACTCGGATTGTTGATGGCGTGGTAGCGGTAGGCCCAGTTCTCCATGCCTGACCATCTGCAAAAAAGTTACCTGTGGTCCCAGCTTGAAACGATGATCCGTTGGACGTCTTGAAGTAAATTTCCGTCAAACAATTTTGTGCAATACTGGCGTTATACCCAGCGGCAGCAACAATTTTGATTTGAAGCTTGGCCCCGGCCTGGGTCATCCCAGACCAACGCCCCAGATAAATCCATTGCGCTGATACCCCTGTATCCGGCAAGGTATACCCGCCCTGTGTAGCGGTTACTATTCCAGCATTAAAGTTGCCAGAAGCATCACGAAAAACAATTGTCGATGCCGTATTTGCAGACGTCGCATTTGACGTCACGGTATATGTTGCGTTACCCGATTGATTGGCGGTAAATGTCTGCGAACCAGACAGTCCGTTGCCAGACACGTTCATCGTCAACGTGCCATTGCCAATAGTGGGCGGAGCAACCCACGACGGCGCTGCCGCTCCGTTGGCCTGTAGATAAAACCCAGCAGTGCCAGCCGCCAACATAGCGGTAGTGCCAGCGGCGCTTTGATACGGTATGGTACCCGCGCTGCCACCCGCTAAATTGGTAGATGTTGTTGCAGATGTTGCATTGCCTGATAGGCTGGCCGTAATTGTGCTTGCACTAAAATTTCCAGACGCGTCTCTTGCAACGATGGTCGATGCTGTATTCGAACTGGTCGCGTTTGAAGTTACGGTAAATGTTGAATTGCCAGCCTGATTGGCAGTAAACGTTGCCGATCCAGATAGACCGGTTCCAGATACTGCCATCGTAAGCGTACCGTTGTTTACGGCAGGCAAATTATCCCAAGACGGGGCTGCCGCTCCGTTGGATTTCAAATATTGGCCAGACGTTCCAACAGCCAACATTGCTGTCGTTGCTGCCGCTGTTTGATACGGGATGGTGCCAACGCTGCCTCCGGCCAAGTTTGTGGCTGTTGTCGCAGATGTTGCGGTGCTTGCATTGCCAGACAGGGCTGCCGTAATTGTTCCCGCCGAGAAATTACCAGATGCGTCCCGCGCAACGATTGCGCTTGCAGTATTAGCGCTGGTTGCAGTAGTTGCACCGTTGGGGATGCTGGTTGACGCTGTAAATGAGCCCGTACCGTTGCCATATACATAGCCGGTTAGCGTTGCCGCTCCAGTACCGCCATTAGCCACACCCAGGGTACCGGATACGTGAGTCGTTAAACCAATCTTGCCCCATGACGGCGCTGTGCCAACACCCCCAGAGATCAGCGCATTACCAACAACAACATCTGCTAACTTTGCAAGCGACGTCGTTGTATCCGCGTATAACAGATCTCCCACAGCGTATGAAGCAAAACCGGTGCCGCCATAAGCAGCGCCAATAGTGCTAGCGTTCCAAGTGCCAGCAGTAAGAGTGCCAACTCCAGAAATGCCTGTATATGAGCCACTGATCCGCGCAATATCGAGCGTGCCCGACGTAATATTGTTTGCATTGGTTGTATCCGTAGTAGCAGACGCAGCCAAACCAGATACAGCGCCAGCGCTAATTGCAATAGCAGTATTCGTTACGCTAGACACCTGACCGCTAGCATTTGTAACGATAACCGGCACTTGAGATGCCGAGCCATACGTACCAGCGGTGCCCACCGGGGTGATACTGAACTGTGTTCCGGAAAGCGTTAACCCAGTCCCGGCTGTGTACAACGTTGCATCACTGACCTGTACAAACGTAATGGCCGTCGTGCCAAACGTGATTGGGCCAACCGTATTGCACACATACGTTTCACCAGCGCCCGTATTGCCGGACGTGATAAAAAATGCGTCGCCATTACCAAGCTTGTTAGGATCTTTAACCGCGTACGAATTTGCGTCTGATGTACGAGTAAGAACCCAATTTGTGCCGCCTGGGTCTGGCGTACCAACTGTCGTTACTTCGTAGATGCCGTTCTCAAACGCATTGGTCTGGTTGTAAACCAGAATACGGTCACCTACTTGTGCAGTAGGTCCGTCTGGCGCAAACGCCGCTTTGGTTCCCGCATTTGTTAACGTTGCCCCAACACCAGCCACGCCATTGTTGTATGTGGCGTTTAAGTTGCCAGTCGTGTTAGGAACTTCATACTTGACCGGGGTGTGATACGTAATGCCAGACGATGCAATCGTATCAACATAACTTTTGTTAGCGATGTCCGTAGCAGACGTTGGCGTAGTCGCCACTGTGCCAGCAGTAATGTTAGCGTTACTAATGTTAGCCGTGCTTGTACCTAGCGTGCCAATATCCAGAACATCAACTGCTGAACCCGCAGCATTTAGATAAACAGCACGTTCCGCTGGGTAGCTAACAAATACATCTTTGGCGCCAGCAGCAAACACAACCTTGCTGCCTGCATTGCTGGATTCCAATATTGTGTCGCGTGTGAGCGTGGGCCCGGCAGATAAAAACGTGCCAACCCCCACCTCCCAGTCGCCGGTTGAAGGATCTACCGCGACATAATACGTCGTGTTGTTGTTGCCAATTACGCTAAATGACTGATACCCGGTAACCGCTGATCCGAGTGAAAAGTCTGACGTGCCAGTCGTAGTAGTGATTACACGTACTCTGTCTTTGACAACAAGCGCCATGTTCAGACTCTCAATTTTGAATGTTAATGTCGACCCACACGGAACCCTGTGTATTGTCGATTGTTACCCATGATGTGGCGTTAGTTGGCACCCCGGTCCACGCAGGACTCTGACTATCGTTAACTGCCGCCCATGTTACGCTTTGATTGTTGTTTATAGTACCCCAAGCCGGCACCTGATCGTCATCTATGGGCTCCCAAAGATACCGACCAAACAACGTATCTGTAAGCCGCACACCTTCTGTGACGGTAGCATAAAACACGACAGATGAAACAACATTGTCTGCCGTTCGCGATGCGTCTGACACCACCGCGTTAAATATTGACGGCGCCACCACCGCAACGTCCAACGCACTACTAGCCTCTGCAATATTGGACGCAAAGACGGCAAGCGCCGATGCTTCGTCATACGCCACCGCGTTTTCGTTGACGATAACAAAATATGTACCAGTCGCGCTTACATCGTCGAGCGCCGAAGTCTGTTCGTCAATATTCGCTACAAACTGAACTTGGGCGCTAGTCGCGTCGCTAATTCGCGTGTCTTCAATTACATCAACCGCAAAATCTACTTGGGTGTTAAAGATTACGTATACGCGACCATGATCAACCACCGCTGCATTAAAGTCAGCGCTAGATGACGCAGCGTCTGTTCCCTGGGCTTGATCGCTGATGCTAGTAATAAACGTAGCGGCAGCATCAGCCTGATCGTTAGCGACTATCAAGTTACTAACAGTTGACCTGAAATCCGCCAACGCAGACACAGAGTCTTGGGCGGTCCCGTCTTCTGCAATATTGGAACCAAAGTCTGCGGCGGAAAATACAACGTCTCCAACTGTCGCAGACTCAGCTATGTTGCTGACAAACACAACGCTAGCTGCGCTTGTATCGGCTGCTTCCGCCGCGTCGGCAACGGACACCGCAAAATTAACAGCCGACGATGTTGTGTCAGACACAGACGTCGTGTCTGCGACAGACGACACAAACACAACTTGCGATGCAATATTGTCTTGCGCCGTAGCTAAATCTTGGGCGGCTGCGTTAAATATTGACGCCGCAACTGCAATGGACTTGCTAGCCTGTGCAGATTCAGACGCGTTGCTGGCAAAAATCGCAAGCGCACTTGTGGCGTCACTGGCAGACGCCGAAACAACAACGCTAACGTTGTATGTTGCTCCGGCGCCTATATCCGCAAAAGGAGCGGCTGCAAACGAGCTACCGCCAAACACAACATGCCTTACAGCGCATCAAGGCTGAAGGTATACGTCACATTCAACGTATCGCCTGATACCACAGTTCTATCGCCGGGCGACTGGAAGTCGGCCTCCGAAAACAGCACGCCAGACGTGCCAGAAGCTACCGTGCAAAGGAAAGCGCCAGCCACAATACCGCCCGCGCCTGTAATTGCAAAGCTTGCCGGAGATGCGGTGTTCGAGATGACAGACGGGTCAGCCGTACTTGCCGTGCCAAACGTCATGGCTTTGCGAGTACCGGAATAATCCGTGAACTCGGTCCAGCCTAGGTGTGTGGCAAGCGTGTCGCCAGCAGCAAACGTCGTGCTTGAGGCGGGACCAGTAATTAGGCCAAGAAAAAAAGATGCGCTATACGATACGCCTTTGAAGTATTGCGTATTCATATCTTGCAGGCCTTGGTTGACCACAAGATTGCTTGACTCCGCAACCCACTTTAGATTGCCATCTTTGTCTATGCACTCGGCACGAAACACGCCGCCACCACGAACCTTGGCGTCGGCACCGCCGTTGCATACCATTGCTGACGACACGACGTCAGTTGATTGAGCTTTTTCCAAGTTCATGGCTGCCTCTTAAACAGATAAGCGTATTAACGCCGTAGTCGCCGTGTTTTGCGGCATGGTGATTGGGAATGTGTTTGTTGCAATCTTGTCCGAGCCAAAGTCTAAAACGGCAATTGACCTGCCCGTACCCGTGCTGGGATTGATCTTACTCGCGTTATAGATCAAAGCACAACGCGCAGTAAATGACGCCGGGGACCACAACACGTTGTTAAAGTTGACGTATGCAACATAACCAAGCGTGTTGATTGCGTTGCCTTCAACTGTCAATATTTGACCGCCTGCCGTATAACCAGATCCGACTACCTCTGCGGCAGTGGTGTATGCGACAGTTGCGTCATTGAGATTTGCATTGGCGGTGTATAACGCTATGCGAAGCGTATCCGTCAGCAAATCATGGATGCCTTGAAGCAACTCAGCTTTGAAGCTGGTTGTTTGCGTTTGAATAATTGTACTCACCGCACAGGCACCCTAACTTGACCATCACGATACGCGTCCATGCGCTGCTTGCCATCGCCCAACATCTTCGCCAGAGCCGCAGCATCCGCAAACAGCTTGTCGTAATTGGCAATTGTTTCTGGCTCGGCCTTCATGAACCTCGCCGCTTCAACCAAAGCCGCGTTCAATAGCACCGAGTCAAAATTATCGCCCAACCACGACGTACCCGTTGCATTGTTAACCGTGGCAATTGGGATGGAAAAGCCTGCGCCCGTTCCGCCAACATTGCTTGCGTCAATACCAAGCACGTTGCCAGCCGCGTAGTACACACCCGGATTGGTAATTGCAACCGACGTTACTGTATTGCCGGCCACGACTACTTTGGCTGTTGCGCCCTGCCCCGATCCGCCCGTTAACGGCACATCAAAGTACGTTCCATTGACATACCCTGATCCGCCGGTCAACGCACCAAATGTTGCAATCGCTGACTGCACAATCGACACTGGATAGTAGTAGTAATGCAGCTCGACCCCGTAGCCAAGATTAGGCGTCGGACCCAAGATGAACGACAGCTCATTTACCTCTGAGTACCCCGGACCAAATATTGCATAGTGCTTTGGCAGGCCGGTGGCGGTCGGGCTTGGGTATGCTTCGCGGATGAAGTTGACATCCTTGTTCAACAAGTACACGTACTCGCCATTGGTTTTAATAACCGCTATGGAGTACACCGACAAGAAGTCGGACGGCGCCGCAAGATACTTGTTGTTTGCCGTAACGTTCCCCGTCACGTTCTTGCGAAGCGACGGGAACTGAATGAAGTTGTAGATCCGCTGCTCGGCCTGACGGACGAACATGGCAATAGTAGCCGCAGGAAACGTATTCTCTACGATGTCCTGAATGTTTGCCTGAAGTTCGCCGTAGTTCATTGCTTACGCCATTGTCCCGCGAGCCATCACGCCTTTGGTAGCAGCACCGGTACCTCTAATCTTTATACCGGTTGACTTTACATCTTTCTCAGGGTACCCATTGTTTTTGAGATCAACCTTGGGCGCCGGAGACGGTTGCAGTTTGGTTGGCTTCTTGTCCATGTTAGCCACCCCGACCAGATTTCTTGTACGTAAACGATGAAACTTTCTGGTTAGCAACCTTGGCAAGGTTGCGGCCAAGCTGCTTCATCTGAAGATTCGTTTTGCCGCCCTTAGCAAACTTAGTCGGCTTCTTGCCAGGGTGCATGTTGGCTTCGTGCTTATGCACAGCAGCTTTAGCGTCCATGATAATTCCTTACGTAGTTGTAACCGTTACTGTACCAACAGATGTCAGAGCAACCAAGTAATTCGGAGTGAGAGGCGCATCAAATCCGCTCGCTCCGCCTACTGGATTCCATCCCCACTGAATGTCTCTTGAGCCACCCGTGGGGTTGCCCGCCAAATTCACGCCCGCAGTTACGTACGTTGAGTCTCGACGCGGGTTACGCAGCGCCTGCGGATCGTCAACCGGATACATACCCAACTGCAACTGCGGATGATCAGGCGACCAGCACTCAGGACATACCAACTTATTAACGCGTTTTGTCTTGACGACAAGTTCGCTTAACTGCCGCAACTTGTACCTAAAGCCGCAGATGTCGCAAATGGCAATTGCAATCTTGCCAGAAGCATATCTGTTGCCCATTTACGCACCGCTACCCAGAAATTGCCGACGCGGCACAAACCGCACAGCAGCTTTCTCACGATCCTCTCCAGCAGCAAGCATGAACTGCTCTTCGTATGCCGCCTTCAATATCGGCAAGCGCTCTGTCAGTTCAGGAATCTTCATTGCAATGTAGTACGCCAAACCCGCCGTCAAACATGGCAGGAAGCGGAAGTTCATATCCGCAGTCTCAATACCATTGCCAGCATCTTGCACACGACGCATACGCCAGTACACAAACTGGTACGTTGTGCTGTTGTCGGGCGTTGGCCAGACAGTGATGGCAGGCAGATTTGGGTTATAGATAGTAGCGCCCGTGCTGTGTGACGCCGCTGCCGTCCCGTTCTGCCCACGGAACACACCACCCAAAGA